TTGTGTTCGACTCCTTCGGTCATATATCAAGCACCATGCCTGATATATATAATATATCACAATGTGGTGGGGTTGAGCAACATGGCGTGTATCGGAAAAATCACACACCCCCATTACTGGACCCTATGGCGTCAACCATGTTGATGACGCTGAGCATAACCACAATGGCCCCAATAAGCACCATTGCCAGGCAGGGAAACACGATATTCCAAGAACACCCCTGAGCCACGGAACAGACCACGCATCCTCCGAACCCGGCCCCTGACATGAACAGCCCCATCGCCGTGAACATCATGTATCGAATAGCGTCGATTACGCCGAAAGGCTTGTTCTTGCTGTTGTTCTTCTGTTGATTCATTTCAGATTCTCCAATTCCTTTTCGATCTCTTCACCCATCTTCTCCGACATGGGTCGCGGGTCATCGATATACGCCTTGACGCACTTATACATGTGGTCGATGAGCCTATGGGCAAAGTCGACGCGATTCATGTCCAGAACACACATGTTCAGATCACTTAGTTTGGTTCCGAATTGGAATACACCCACGATTCCATCGGCGTCATCCCTGTGCGATGGAATAGGTTCCATGCTCGTGACCAGTGCGCTGCAACCCGGTGTTTCCATGTCAGTTTGCCCTGATTCAGGGTAGAACTTGTGGACGTACTTGATGATGGCCAGCAGGTCTTTAGCTACTGACTCCGGGATATCGTCCAACACCTCGCTTATGACACTGGTCTTGTTCCCATCAAATGTGTAGTGGTTGATGAACAGCGGTTTGGCGTCTTCGGTGTCCTTGATGGCGTCGAGGACGATTTGTTGGCTGTCTGCCGCGTACAGTGTGACGTACATTGGTTGTGTTCCTTTCATGTTCAGTTGGCTGAGTTCATCAGATTCCGGAAATCGGTTTCCGTGAGTCCGTCCATCAGATTCCGGAAATCGGTTTGCGTGAGTTCCTTCCATCCCCTGACCTGACGGTTCAGGATGCTGTTGATGTATTCGCCGCGCGACTCGGATGGGATGTTGTGTGCGTTCATCGCCTTGACAAGATCGGCGTACTGGTTGACGCTGATGGTACGGTCTGCGGTTTCGTATTGTTGTTTGGCATACGCGCCGTCATCGTCCTTGTCCGGGAAAATGCCCAATACCGCGTAGAGACTGTAGCGGCGTGCGTAGGTGATTGCGCTGCCGACCTGCTGGGGGTCGCCGGTCACGAAGAACGGGTAGGAGCAGGCCACCATCTGTTCTTCATCGTCGAATATGATGGTTTCTACTGTTCCGATGACCTGTCGCGCTTCTCCCGTGTTGTCGAACGTGACGCGCTGGCTGAATGCCAGCCCGTACTTCTCGAAAACCGGTTTGATGGTCTTGAGTATCGTGGCGAGGTTGAGGTACTTGTAAGTCTTTTTGCCTGCCTGCGCGGTTTCGTCGGTGACGAAGTTGGGGACTTCGTTGAGTACCCGCATGAACTTGTTACTTAGGTTGTTGGTTGCCATCACAAGGTTCCTTTCCGATAGTGTGATGATATATAAAGTATATCACATGTTGTGTGATGTTGCAAACTGATGTCTGTATTTCTCGGCATTGCTTGGGGGGGGCGGTAGCGTCAATCTCGGCAGCCTTCACGCCTCGCTCTTACGGGCGACGATGCGGAACTGCCTCGCATAATCCGCAAGGCCCTTACCGTGACATTGGAGCTGCAATGCCAAAAAGCGTTGCGCACCCTTAAGAGTCTTCCAGCTCTTGCCATAGGCAAACCATGCTGGGCACCACGTCGCGGCCGGCGGAAACGGATCATCATACGCATCCGCCGTTGTGTATTCCTCGATGTCGTATTCCACGCCCTCGATTCCCGCACGCTTTTTTGTGATGACCGGTACTGCTTCGGCTGCCTTGAGAGCAGTGGCATAGTATTGTGTTTTACGCATTTCGATACTCCTCGTTTATGGTATAAGATCAAACCGTTTGTTTGATATATATAATATATCACATATGGTGGGGTCAGGCAATCAGCGACACGCGGGGACATGTTCCAGCGCCCTAATCGGACGTGCTAGGACGTATGGCTAGGACGCTAGGACATGCATCAAGTCAGATCGGCCATGCCTCGCCGTTCGTCAGATACACCTCATCCGCGTTCCCGTTGTCGAACTGGGCGTCCAGAAGCCCGTTCAGCATTGGCATCCCGCCGAGATCGTACGCTTCCACGAAGTATTCGAGGTGGTTCGGCTGGTTGCCCTCAAGAACGTACATGGGGCGCGCCCACTCGGTCTCCCCGTTACGTTCCTCATAATCCCTGAACGCCTGCTCGTACACGTCGGCGTCAACATACCCGTAGTCTCCGATACGCCATATCTCGTCCGTCTCGGTGTATGCGTCGAAGTCACGGCATTCTGGAATCAGACTGGTGTCGATGCTGTGAATCATGTCTTGGACTTGCTTGAGAGTGATTTCTTTGGCGTTGTTCATCTCTGTTGCTCCCTTGTATGTCGGATCGAGGCGTGTTCGGTGCCGTCCGGAAAGAACTCCCGTTCCAGCGCCATCAAACCGCCTTGGCCACCCCAATATGCGCGTCTCGCCCGCAGAACAATCTCCACGTCCGCGGCCATAGAATCAGGAAGCCTACGGGCCATCCAATTCGACAACTGCGCTTCACTGCGGTTCTCCTGCTTCTGCCCCCTCCAATTAACCACGTCAGCCAGCCACACGGGCAGAGTCCGCACATACTGCAACGGCGTACCCTCGCACGATTCCACGAAACGTTTCGCCGCCCTCATAAGCGCGTCGGCACCAACCTCGTCGAACGCCTGATTGAAGCACTGAATGAATTCGTTGGACACCCTGCATTTCTTAGGCCACAATCCCATAAGCGCCTTGAGAGTATCCCCCGAATGGCAGGAGACTGTGATTTTTTCTTCTCCGCGCGAGTATTGTTCTTGGGTTTTGTTCTCTTGGGTATTGTTAGTCAAAAGCAGGTTTTGGGGTGGGTCAAAAGCAGGTTTTGGGGGGTCAAAAGCAGGTTTTGGGGTCGATGCATGGTCATAACCAGGTTTTGGGGTGGGCTTCCACAGCGAGACGTGATACCGGTTGGCCCTGCCATCGGACTTGACCCGTCGGATGTACCCCAATTGTTCGAGCACGTTGAGGCTCTTGGACACCGTGGGCTGCGAGCAACGCGCGATCTTTGCCAGCCTCTCCAAGCTGGGCCAGCAGACGCCGGTGTTGTCGGCGTGGCGTATCAACGCCATGTACACCAGCAGGTCGTAGCCGCCCAACCGGTCATCGTCCACCGCCCAATTCGGCAGCATGGAAAAACCCGGGTTCTGTGCTATACTCGTATCGGACACGTTTCCATCCTTTCTGTTAGCGCCTCCTTCATTCTCTCGAGGGAGGCGCTTACTTTATTCTGACTGTCTTTGATTTTTATTTAAACGTTATCCTTGCATACATATTTATTATATATCACGGCGACACCACTTGCAATCAAACGCAATCTGATGTATATTTAAATCATGAACGCTAAAGACTACACCGCAACAACGGAACAATACGCGGAACGCTGGCACCTCAACATCCAAACAGTCCGCAGATACTGCCGAGAGAAACGACTGCCATACATCAAGGTAGGCAACCGCTACTACTTCAACCCCAACATCACACCACTACCAATAGGAGAAACAATCAACAATGAATGATCCCCGAATCACGATACCGCTCGCACGCGTGGCGGCAGACCCCGAACGCAAACAGACCAGCGACGGCACCCCCTACATGCTTATCCGAGTCGCCGCCACAGGCGGCCACATGGACAAAAACACGAAACAGTGGGTAGACCACGACACCATGTGGGCAACCATCTTCGAATATGACCCGAGACTTGCCGAAACCTACGGACGCATGTTGCGCAAGGGCACACCGGTACGAGTCGAGGGAGTCTTGAAATGGAAGACCGGCACCGACAATCATGGTCAGCCGCGCACCGACTTCACCATCAAACACGCGACCATTAGTCTCGCCCTGCTCAAGGCGAAAAACCAGCAGACTCAGCAGTCCGGCACTCAATGGCCGGGAACAGGCCAGTTCGACCCTACCGACTCATCCAACCAGACCGACAACGAATGGGACGTGTTCTGATGGCTACCAACGTCACCGAGAAAGACAAGACGCTCAACGAGATCATCGCCTGGTGCGAACAGTTAGCAACGGAAGGCCTGAGACTGGCGAGCGCTCTTCTGATGCATCATGACATGAACGCATATGGTGTCATGAGGGGACAAGTCAACGCATACGAAAAGACAGCCGATCACTGCCGTTCCCTGCTCGGCTATTCCGGCAACATGCCCACGGAAGTACCGAATCAAAGCGAGGACACGAAATGAGCATTCTGGAGGACGAGGCCGACGCTTACGAGCACGGCATGAATGATGATTTGACTCCCCAGACGGTTCGTGAGCTTGCCGGTACAGCGTACATGGCCGGACGTTCCGCTCCACCAACCGCCGTTGAGATCGAGGCCGTGGCGAAAAGACTGTGTTACCTCTCACAGCCGCCACTCTGGTTCCCGACCGAGCCGCCAGCCGAACAAGAGAAGAACCTATGGCGGAACATGGGAACGTGTGACGCGCAAGACGAATGGCTTGACAAAGCACGAGACCTGCTCGAAATCACGCGGAAGGCGGTAACCGAATGAGCAAGGCGATCCGATGCGTGGAATGCGCCCACTGCGGAGAGGTTGTCGGCACATATTACGTGACCTGCCCCTACTGCGGATACAGGCTGGCCGTGCACAGTCAGCCACCAAGGAAGAAATGTACGGACTAACCCAAGTCAACACCGATTGAAAGGAACTACCATGACCCGCTATCTCGTAACGGACCAACAACTGCATCGCGCAATCCACTCGGCCATAAGAGCTCTGGACATTAGCAAACAAGATGACAATTACACCATCGAATCAACTGCCAAAGTCTCCTATAAAACTCTAGAATTATTGGCCCCATCGAAGCTCGACGAAACGGAACAAACCGAGAACTCTAAACAGGATGCTGTCCGTGAAATCGATACGAGCGAGTACCCATTTATCCGACTAGAGTCAGACGAACTTGTTCGGATGATCTGTGATGCCTACCAAACCGGCGTATTCTCAGGAAAGGAGCAATCATGAAAATCACGAAACGTGCCTACGTCAAGATGTGGCAGAACTGTCCCGACACCACCGACGGTGACGAAACCGAACTCAACGACGGACACAGCACCACGGCAGACCACGACCTCCTCATCAGAACACTCGGCGCGCACCGTCTGCCGTTAACCAGACTTGATCTCACCGCACAACATGGTTGAGTGCTTCTGAACGATAAGGGAGGTTGAACGCGATGCGAACCACAGAAGCAGTAAACCTGTTGTTCATACTGTTCTGCCGTGACCCGCAGTTTCGGCGGGCGTTGTACAAGCTCGACCCTGTATTGTTCCGCAGGTTCACTAATGGGGAGGTGTGGATGTGAACGTTGATGACATGACCGATGAGGAGTTCATCGACTATTGCCGGAACGGCGGCGAACTGTCCGGCCTGATAACTGAACGTCACCCGAAATGCGATTGGTGCGGTAGCATGTGCCGGGTCGGCAAGGATGGCATGTGCCGGAACTGTCGTGTCAAGGAACGGCGTCGAACCGACCCCGAGTACGCGCAGCATCTGCGTGACCTGGCGAACCAACGGAACGCTCGTAATCGTGAGAAACGCAATGAGTATGCACGCCGATACCGGTCGAAACATTTGACTCAGGCTCGGGCTTCGGCCCGTAAATATGCCGCCGCCCATCAACGTGAAATGGCTGAATACCATCGCCGTTGGATGTTGGAGCATCCCGAGAAACACGCCCATTATGAGGCAAAGCGGAAACGTAAACGACAACTAGCCAATGAGGCTGCTAAGGAATTGAATTGAGCGACTGGCGCAACAAGGCCGTTTGCCGTGACATGGACCCTGACCTGTTTTTCCCAACCACACGGATTGAGGAACGATTAGCCCTTAAAGCCTGCTCCACATGCCCGGTGATACACGAATGCAAACGATATGCTGCGAAACATGCCGTGATAAACAGCTACCCATTGCAAGGCATCTGGGGCGGCATAAACATGAGCAACAGCAAAAAACTAGGAACAACGAAACGAAGATAAATGAGCGCATACCAACCTGTTCCCGACCCAGCCTGCGGCGGACGAATATTCTATTCCGACAAGTCAGACAACCGTATACTCTCCGGTGACATGCGCGACGAAAGTCGGAAACTATGTGACGAACGCAGATTCAAGGTCAAGCCGGACACGCTGATGGACCACCGCGACCTGCCATCCCCTGACGAGACGTTCCGCATGATCATGCTCGACCCACCGCACCTGCGCGACCGCAACACGCCACCCACGGACGCCGAGACCAAAGCCGGGACGAAAACGTCCTACGAGGCGTTGAAACCCGACCCCTACCCTCAACGGGATTCTGACTGCGCGTCAAGAACCGAATACCACAACGCCATACGACTCACAGTCAAGACAATACAAGGAAAGACAACGGAAAACACGTGGCACAATCCTGTGCCTGTACGACTTGACTGGAGTTACGACCCGACCGTGAGTCAAACACTAGAAGGAGATCAACCAATAACCAGCAAACCATCCTCGTTCAAACTGTTCATCCCCGGCATACCCGCAAGTAAAGGCTCCTACCGTCCAATCACCGGCAGGAGCCGCACCACCGGCAAACCAGTCACCCGCCTCATACCAATGGACAAAAAAGAACGCCCGTGGCGCGACCATGTACGCGACACCATCCTCAACCACCAGGCTCCCACCATCCCCCACGACTCATACGTGACCGTAGAAACCACGTTCTACCTACCCCGCCCCAAAACCATCCCACCAAGAAAACGAAAACACCCCACCGTCAAACCAGACATCGACAAACTCCAACGCGCCCTATACGACGCCATCACCGAAACCCACATCTGGCATGACGACTGCCAGATCACCAACGTAATCAGCCACAAACGATACGCCGACAACACCCCCACCGGCGTATCCCTCACAATCACATGGGAAAAGAACCAATGAAAAAACCAAACGAATTCGACTACTTCCGCAACACCACAACCCCCGGCTACAAACTAGGCCGCATCCTCGGCGGACTACTCATCACCCTAACCACCCTACTCACCACCACCGGCACCATCGCCCTACTCAAACTCCTCATAACCTACATCCTCGCCTAAGGAACCACCATGCCCATCAGCCAACGAAAAACCGAACTAGCCCTCCAATGGCACCGCAAACACTACCAACCCGAATACATCGCCCAACTACTCAACACCACCACAGAAGAAATACAAACCATCATCAACCAACACCAACACCAAACTAAACCCAAGAAAGCATAAAATACCTCTTATGAGCAACGTAACCCGAGACACCCACGGCAGAATCACCGGCGGCGTCAACAATCCAACCGGCAAAGGCGGCTTCCAAGAACGCCCGCAAGACCGAGGCACATGGACTAAAGACACCAGCCCGACCCGGTGGATACGCGAATACGGGAAACTATCCGCAAAAGAATTCGCTGAGAAAGCGAAAGACCCCAGTCTGACCATGATCCAACGTATCGCGGTCAAGCATATTGTGGACGCGGAGAAGAACCCGAAAGTCGCTACCGATCTGATCGACCGTTTGGACGGGAAACCCCACCAGTCCACCGATGTGAACGTGACCGGCTACGAGCCGCCGCGTATCGTGTTGGAACCGTTCGACGATAATCCCGAGAACAAGAAGAATAGCGAATGATGAGTAAACCACGTTTGCAAGTCCAAACCATGAAGACCAGTGACCTGATTCCCTATGCTCGGAACGCGAAACAGCATCCCGACGAGCAGGTGGCACAGATCGCCGCAAGTATACGTGAGTTCGGTATGAACGACCCTGTGGCCGTCTGGCATGACAAGGACGGTACCCCGATCATCGTGGAAGGCCACGGCAGGGTACTCGCCTTGCAGAAACTTAATATTGAGGAATGCCCGGTAATCTGTCTTGATGATCTGACCGACTCGCAACGCCGAGCCTACACCCTCATTCACAACCAGCTCACCATGAACACCGGGTGGGACGCGGATATGCTCGACGTGGAACTGGAAGACCTCACGACTGACTTCGATATGGACTTCTATGGGTTTGACCTGCCATCTCTTGACATGGAAGACCATGACAGTGATGAAGGTTTGAACGATATCGACGATAAGCACGCTATCCAAGTCAACGTGGACAATGAAAGCGAACTCGAAACCGTGTTCGACAAGCTTGTACAGGAGGGATATTCGTGCAAGATCATCACCATCTGAAGATTGATATTACTCGGAGTAGTACGCCGCCGGTAGACAACTTCCGTGTTAACGCCATACGCTCCGACTACGATTACACAGTTCCCGAGGTAACGGAACACTTCACAGGGGAGATAATCCTGCCTGACAGTTGGCAGATAGGCGCCATTGTCGGAGCCAGCGGAACAGGGAAAACTACCATCGCCCGCGAACTGTTCGGCGACTGTCTCATCCCACTGCCTGAGCATCGTAATCCCAGCGTGATAATGGACATGCCCCAAGGCCCCACGGTCGGGGAGATAACACGAATGTTCACCTCGCTCGGTTTCTCCAGCGTCCCGTCATGGCTGAAACCCTACACGGTGCTGAGCAACGGTGAGAAAATGCGTGCCGATCTGGCCTACACACTGCTTTCCGCGACACCTGATAATCCCGTGGCCTACGACGAGTTCACCAGCGTGGTTGACCGGAACGTGGCCTATAACCTCTGCCTTGCATTGCACAAGCACATCAAACGCACGTCCGGACTCCGGTTCATCGCGGTAACCTGCCATTCCGATATACTCGACTGGTTGCAACCCGATTGGGTGTATTCCACGAATGATATGGGGATGATCGACCCAAAACGTTCAAGCCCGCTCAACGACGGTTCACCGTCGAACGATGCGACCGAAGCGAGTGGGCAAAGTTTAAGCGATATCATTATCTGACAGGCAAGATACAGAACAACGCCCGATGTTGGGAGGTCAAATACTGCGGGGAGGCTGTCGGCTTCTGCGCGGTAATCATCATGCCCAGACGTAACGGTACTGCAATGGCTCGCATACATCGGATTGTCATTCACCCGGACTGGCAGGGGATCGGGCTCGGGAGACTGCTGGCCACAACGGTAGCCAAGCATGTGAGCATCAAATATGATTGCTTCCTGCAAACCTCGAACATTGCAATGAAACACGCACTGCTGCACCACGACGATTGGAAGCTAACCCGGAACAATATCAACATTTTTCACAAGAAGCGCGCGGTAGAAATCGCACGTAAGCACAAGCCTAATTTCAGTAAAACGTCGCGTCGTGTGAAGACCGCCAGTTTCGTTATCAGGAAGCACGGATGAAGATAGCTAAACCGTACCGTGACTTATGGTGGTGGCTCCACTCGGAGACGCCACCATACCGGTATTACTGCTATTCCGGTGGACGAGCCAGCGGCAAAAGTACAAGCGTCGCGCAGAGTCTCATACTCCGCGCCGCCACCCAACCCATCACGGTATTGTGCGCCCGCGAATTCCAGAACAGTATCACCGACTCCGTGCATAAGCTGCTGGCCGACATCATTGAATCGTTCGGAGTCAAGGGGTTCGAGGTCACGCGCGACGCAATCCGCCACATCAACGGCAGCATGTTCATCTTCCGAGGACTGCACAATAATCTGGAATCGATCAAGAGCATCGAGGGCGTGGACGTGTGTTGGGTCGAGGAAGCGCAGACCATCAGCAAGGAAAGCCTGACCACGCTTATCCCGACTATCCGCCGACCCAATTCCACGCTGATCTTCACTTGGAACCCGCTAACTTCACATGATCCCGTATGGACGTACTTCATCACGGGCGACTCGGAGGAACGCCGCCGCCAGACATGCCACTGGCACACCACCTACAACGACGTGCGCCGCCTGCTAAGCCAAGACGTGTTGAACATGATCCACGCCGACCAACAGTCAGCGGACTATGCTCACATCTGGCTAGGCTTGCCATACTCCGACACTGATAACCAGCTAATCAGCGACACCATGATAAACGAAGCCGTACAACGCAAACCATTGACCGGGCTCGTGACGTTCGGCGTGGACGTGGCCCGATACGGCAACGACCGCACAGCGCTCTGCATCAAACAGGGCAACCGAATCAGCATCTTGGAATCGTGGACGCACAGCAGTATCGTGGACACGGCGGAACGCATCAAACTCCGGGCAGACCAGTACAAGCCCGTAGCCATCCGCGTAGACGATACCGGTGTAGGCGGAGGATTAACAGACCTGCTCAAGACAAACGGCCTGCCCGTTGACGCCATCAACTACGCCGGTAAGGCCAAAGACCAACAGTATCCGAATATTGCCAGCGAACTATGGTTCGACTTTGCTACCATGCTGCCATCATTGAGCATCAACCCTAATCTTGATGACTTCGTCAAGCTCTCAAGCGAATTGACCACGCGACGGTGGAAAATCACCAGCAGGAACCAACGACAGATAGAAAGCAAACAGGATTACAAAGACCGGGAGAACTTGGGCAGCCCCGATCTAGCGGACGCCGTATTGCTTGCCTGCTACGAACCGCCGAAGCTGCCATCTTGGGACGTATCCGTTTGCTAGGTTTAGGCCCTGCACCCCGGTAGACTAGACATAGGGTTTTAGATGAATCGAGGAAAATGTGAGCCTGCTGAACAATCTCCGTGACGGGTTTATGAGCGCTTTCGACCGTAACCATGCGCCCAGCACGTCCCCCACACCAATGGGCGGGAACATGTGGCAGCCAATGGGCGGCAACACCATCCCCATGCACGATACTTACGACAACGTGTTCCCCTACGTCAACGCCATCGCGCAAAGGTTCAGCACGGTAATCCCCTACGCCGTGGACTCAGAAAACCGCCGTATCGACCCGCCCCCCGCACCACTGGCCGCACTCTACGCGCCCAACGACACCTATTCGTGCTTGGAGTTCCTCAAGATCGTTTGCGCCAGCATCCTCACCCAATCCCACTTGGATGTTCTGATCTGGACAAGCAACGGGCCGGGCGGAGACATCACCCCAACGAACATCATCGGATACACGCTCCTACCGTCGAACAGTCGCCAGTATAATTCCACGCGCTCGGACTGGTACCATCGCGTCACTATGGACTTGGGCGACGGCGAACAAGCCTACGAATTCTCCCGAAACGAAACAATCGCCCTCAGCTACAGCCAGCACCCCAACGACCCGACGCGCGGCATCGCACCAGCCATGACGGTGAAGAAGTGGGCGAACGTGGACGATATGATCGCCGACTATGAGCGTGGCTTCTTCGGCAACAACGCCGTACCCGCTGGAATGCTCGGCATCGTGTCGGAAAACACTGAGGACTTCCAGCGCAACCGCGACCGACTCGAAAGCACGTTCCGAGGTGCAGGCAACAACAACGGAATCGTCTATAACATGATCCCGGTTGACCCCATGACCCATAAGCCCAGCACCACCAGCAAACTCGTATGGGTACCGTTCCAGAACGCCAACGACAGTCTAGACTTGCAGACCGTGAACGACGTGGTAAACAACCGACTGTCGAACGCGCTCGCAGTCCCGGACATCATTCGAGGCATCGATAACGGGCAAACCTACGCCAACGCCGAACAGGCGGAACGCGCGTTCATTGAAAACACCCTTAAACCGTTGTGCATGACGGTGTGGGATAAATGGCAATTCGAACTTGACCGCATCACCGGAGGACTCGGCTACGGCATCACGTTCGATCTCAACCTGCCGTCCCAAACCGACATAGCAAAGGTGCAGGCCGACACACAGAAGGTACGTGTCGACTCGCTGACCCAGCTTTTGAACATGGGGGCCAGTTTGGAGGCTGCCGTGGACGCGCTCGGACTCCCCGACTCGTATAAGCGTCTTGACCTGCACCAGCAGGCCCCGACACTAAGTATCCCAGTAGCCGCAAAACGGTATAGCCGTAATATCAAATCGCAGGAAACGGCAACCGAAACCCGTATCATCCCCGCCACTCGCACCTACGTGAACCGCGTAATCCGCATGGCACGCCGCTCCAAGAACGGGCTACGCGACGATCTGGAAGCCATCGGCGACCAGTGGATAAACGACGTGGAAGACGAACTGATGACCAACCTCGCAGCCTACGCACGCCGTACCGGCTACGAACTGGAACAGGTCATTACCATGTGGGCTGAAGTCCACCCCGAAAGCTCCATCGCCGTGAATATCGAGGGATACACCGCAGATGATTGGCGGCAACTCTACTTTTGGACGGAACTCCCCGCAACCGTGCGTGAAGCCTACGTGGAACACTTGCGGAGCATCGCCAAGTCCACCAGCAAGACCATTACGGACGACGTGCTCGAACTGTTGAACCGGGCCGACGTGGACCAGTGGGACGCAGAACACCTCCGAGAAGCGCTCGAACGCATGAGCAACGAACACGCCGAACTGATTGCCCGGTGTGAGACTGTGCAATCCCAACGGCTCGGCAGCTTGTACAGCGCCCGCAACCTCAGCGAAACACTCGGCATCCGACTAGCCAAGGTTTGGCGCACCAGCGGCGACGAAAAAGTATGCGAATTCTGCAATCACATGGAAGGCAATCGAATCGCATTGGATGACACGTATATGGCTGAGAACGCCAGCGTAGAAATAGGCGGCAGAACCTACGTGAACAACTTCGAGAGTATGCAAACACCGAACGGACACCCCAACTGCCGGTGCTATGAGGATTACGAGGTGGTCGAATCATGACATATGACATCCATTGCAAACGTTGCGGACGCTACCTAGGCTCCTGCGCCCGCAACACCACGGTCACGTTGAAATGCCCGAACTGCAAAGGTTTGGACACGTACCGCATCGTGCTACTATGGGGAGCAGAACATTAAGCCCATTAAGGACGTTCGACCGCACCCCTCCCCTACTCATTTGAAAGGGAACAAATGAAGACTCGTAAGAGCTTCGTCAACAGCGGTGCCCCAGAAACTAATGGTCGTACCCTCACCTTCCTCGCCAACAGCGGCAAAGTAATGTGTGACGGACTCACCGTAGACCTGAAGACACTGAAAGCGCCGTTAATCGACGGCACTCTGAAACTCGTGTCCGACCTCACCGAGTCCGACAAACTATCGCTACCGCTCCTGATCGACCACATGCCCAGCATCGAATGCCAAGCAGGTGCAATCACCCGACTTTGGATGACCGACGCCGGACTAATGGCCGAAGCGAAACTCAGCGAGGTAGATCAAGGCGAACGTATCCGCCAGCTTGCCGCAGACGGATGCTTGACCAACAGTTTCAGTATCACCGTCGAATTCAACCAGCGTCCCGGCAAGGACGGTATCATCCATGATGGCGAACTACTGGAAATCAGCGTCGTCTATCGTGGGGCCGATCCTCGGGCCGCTTTCACAGCAATCAACAGCCGAAACAACAAGAATGGAGACACCATGAACCCGGAACTCCTGAAGAAACTGGCGCGTACCATTGCCCAGTTCAAACTCACGCCGGACGAGGCGGAACAGCTCACCGATTCCATCGGCGACATCATGCAATCCGCGCTTGACGAGATCACCGCCGCTGTCACCGGCAAGACGGAAGGCGAGGGCGAGGGCGAGGGCGAGGGCAAGAGCACCCCGGAACCGGAGAAACCCGTGCAGGCTTCCAACGCCCACCAGACCATCATCATCAACAAGGCCAATCACGCCGCCCACCAGTCGGGTACCGTGAAGTTCTCCCACGACCGTAAGACGTGGCTGGACTCCGACGATGCCATGATCGCGTTCGAACGTGCCTTGATCAACACTGACAACAAGGGTGTCGAAGCGTTCCACCGTGAGTGGGCGGACACCGTGAACCGTAACATGTCGGACACGGCATCGTTCGGCGTTGACGCTGACAACGTGAACAAGTTCATCCCGACCGGAGCCATCACCACTATCTCGGACGCTTTGAACACGCGAGGCTCCGGCCTGTGGAACCTGCTGCGCAAGACCGGCTTGGATCGTCTGACCCTCGGCGGCAATATCGACGGACTGACCGAACAGACCCGCGCCCACGGCTACCCGGTGGCCTCCTACGGCACGGAGAAGAAGAAACAGGTGCTTTCGTTCGTGAAGCGTGAGCTTCAGGCCGACTACACCTACAAGTACATCACCCTGAACAAGGGTGACATCCGCCGCACCCAGCGCCCGGGCGCTCTGATCCGCTACGTGCTTCAGGAGCTCCCGAACTACATTATCCAGACCATCGAACGGCAGATTACGCTCGGCGGTTACACGGACATGGCGCACTTCCGCAGCGTTGTGACCGACGCGGAAGACAAAACGTCCGAGTGGCATGGCAACCGTTTCGCGCTCTCCTACACCATGACGGATACGACCCCGCTGATGGACTTCGTGCGCGCCTCCCACATGGTTCGCGCTCAGGGAAACAAGGTGCTGATCTGCAACGCTGACACTGTCGCTAATCTGCTGATGTCCGCGGACGCGAACGGCAACACGTACATCGCTCTCGGCGGTGACGATACTCTGGCCCGCGCTCTCAGCGTTAACCAGATCATCACCCCGGAATGGTGGACTGACTCGGATGACGCCAAGACTATGGGTATTATCATGTCCGCGTCCCACTACCCGGTGGTTGGCGATACGTCCATTGAGGCGTTCACGAACTTTGCACTGTCCACGAACACCAACGAGTATCTTCAGGAGATTTACGCTGGTGGCGGTCTGGACGCTGAGAAGTCCGCCGTGGTCATCAAGCCGAAGGCCAAGTGATGAACGCTGAAATGTACGCACGAGTCGGCGGCAAGGCGCTGCCCAAAGACAACATGAACAGTGTTAAGGTCATCAACTTTGTGAACGAAGAGGGCCAGCCTATCGGTAAGGCCGCTCACGTTGACCCGGCATCCGGCACAGTAAAGCAAGTAGTGGACGCTCTGATCGCCGCAGGTCTGATGGCGTCCGCCTGACACGCTACCCTAAACAGTAGCGGGACTGCACCGCAAGGCCCTATCTCCTACAATGGGAGGTAGGGCCTAACTCATTTCGGAAGGAGCAAACATGGACATCGACGCCAGCGTAATCGACCAAGTGGGAGAAGCAGCCTATGCGCGGTGGAAGGATGCCGCGCTCGCAGACCTCGCCAACATCATATGCCAAAAAGACCTATTCCAGATTACCGATGATTACGTGGGAATTATAGTAGGAGACGGTCGTCACGTAGCCCTACTGGCATGGTATTCGGCTGTGACCAGCGTGCAGACCACCGACGGCGTGAACCTCGATTTCCATGTGAACTATGATATGGGCGACGGGTGGAAGCCAGAAACCAAGTATACGAACTGTATTACCATCACGGAACGTCTCACGGCGGGTACGGTAGTAACCGTGACAGGAACGCACGGGTTCGCCAAACTCCCCGCCCCATTATCTTCTGTATTGGCGGCTGTTATCGAGGCAGACCAGAACGTTCTTGACCAGACCGACATTATCACGTCCAAAAGCATCGAGGATGTCAGCGTTAGTTACGCCACAATCACCGAAACGGCTATGGAACGTGCGTTAACCCCGTACCAGTCTCTTATCAGCAAATGGAGCCTATGCCGTAACGAAGTTCAGACTGGTAGCATCCTGTCCATGCCACGCAAGCATCATCAATTGCCGTGGTGGCTGAACGATCAAGACTATATGGGTGGTGACTACGCTTATGGCAACGCTCTGTGACCCGTTCCGCTTGTTCCCGCACCAAGTCCAGACGGCGACGCTTTGGCGGTACACGGCTCCCGGTCTGCCGAACGAACGACTGGCCGAATTGCAGGTGATTGTGAAGCATTCCACCCAGTCCGACCAGCCGATTGAATACGGTTCGCGTATCAGTAGCCGACGTTTCCACATTCAAACGGACACACTCCCCGAGAATCTGCGGGAGAACATGGAATTATGGCCTGATCTGATGTTGAAACTGTCCGATGGCAGAGTGTACCAAGTCACGCAAGCAAGTCGCGGCGACGATATGGACATGGGTGAAACCCGGTTTGTCACCGTGTATGGAAACCCGTATGGGAGGGACAGCATATGAGCTACAAGTTAAAGTTATCCGCTGATTGGATGCGTAAACTCTCCACCCAACAGTTAAACAAGGGCGGCGTGAGAATGATGACCGACATTCTCAAGATGGCCCGTGAGAACGCGCCTTACAAGTCTGGCGCTTTGCGTAACAGTGGCCGTTTCCAACAAGTGTCCACGCTTAAGTGGCGTGTCACGTTCGGCAACGATCGTGTCCCTTACGCTCCTCTCCGCGAACGTGTGAACCATCTCCACCCGAATAAGGTGCGTTACCTCAAGCGGGCGCGGGACACCGCAGCTAGCCGTGTGGAATCGTACTTCGATCTAGGATAGGAGCGACATCATGATTGATCTGGCCATGTGCATGACCCTACAAAACGAGGGTTTCGGAACTTACGGTAAGACCCTGTTCTTCGGCACCAGTCCCGTATTGGACACGGGTAGCGTCACCAACGCGGAAGGCATCTGGGTCAACGCGAACACTGTGGACATCAATGGCGACCTGTACACGGATCAGCTCACAGTCAGCAGCCGTTACTTCGACGTAATCGAGCAAGGAAAGTTGATGCTCAGACTCCTGCACTTCATCAACAATCGGCTGCATGACTATTGCCAACTGACATGCAACCCCATTGCCGATATTGACTTTGTATCAATCCGCGTGCATCCGGCTACCGCCATCGACATGGACGCCATTGACGGTGAAGGCCGATGGGTGAAAAGCATCCGATTTAACGTGGATTACAAACTCTCCACTGAAACGGTAGAATAGGAACCGTCCATTAGTCGCGCGCGTGCAGTCCCGTCCGACGAAAGGACATTACAATGGCCTCCTACCCACTGATCGGCAAAAAGACCGTCTACATCGATGACCTCGTAATCAGCCCCGACTTTGTGCAGGATGAAGTAGGTACTATCACCCTGACCCCCGGTACTACCGAGGTTGCCTCGCAGTCCGGCACCATCAACGTGCCGAATGGCTCATATGAGGAAATGAGTTTCGAGCTGAACATCATTTGTCCGAGCGTTCGTTTCCTCGGAATGTTGTTCCCCGAACTGTATCATAATGCAAAGTTCAAGCGGGTTGTCTCCGGTTCGATGTCCGAAACCGGTCAGGTGCGTTTCGGAGCAAACGAATGCGTGTCGAACACTCCGCGTGACATCATCATTCATAACGTGTGCGATGGCCATTCGTCTGCGCAGGACTTCCGTATCCCGCAGGCGCTAATCAGCGCGGGCGGCGAATTCACTCTGAGCCTGTCCGACCCGTTCGTGATCACACTGTCCGGTTCGATGACCGCCGGTGCGAACGGTGCCGTGGTCATGGGCGAACTTGATCTGGATAACCCGTCGTATTACGACGAGGATTCCGGCACTATCAAGACGGATAACGTTCAGGTCACAGCGCTTACCGCGTCCCCGACGAACATTTCCGGCAAAGTCAACGATCATGTGACGGTCAATGTGGTGGCCTCCCCGAACGGTGCGACTGGCAGCATCACCGCCACGGTAGCCGAAGCCGGAAAGGCCGCCGCCACGGACAACGGGGATGGCACTTGGGATATTCAGTTGAAGCAGGCCGGTACGGGTACCGTCACGTTCAAGAGCGGTAGTGTGCAGACCGTGGTTAACTTCAACGTCAAGAGTTGAGCATAAGTAACGCCCGCCACCAGAATTGTGGTGGCGGGCGCAAGATGGAAGGTTGCGAGAAAAGCAACATGATCCATGATACCACCCGATTGGAGCAATAATGACTACCCCGGTTTTGAGCATCGACACCCGTGAAGCGTTCCGCACCCTCACCGTCAAACTTGACGGCACTGTGTATACCATGCGCCCGCTCGGCTCGAAGGATGTGCTCACGATCTTGGATAATGCGGAGACGATTGACAGGCTAAGAGCTGGCGGGGCGAACCGTGAGACTTTGGAAACCGCAGAAAAGATTATTTTCCCGCTGGTGGAATCGCTTATGAGTCCCGCTGATAAATTCTCCGAGTGGAAGGTGAAGACGCGGGAGCGTAGCGGTCTCGCCTATCAGCGTGCCATGACCGCGTTGTCCGGGCTTATGGCGAGGAACATCACGGTTGACATCAAGGGCGAATAAATGAGGTCGTGGGATAGTCTGCTCACTCCCGTCGAACGGGAGGCGATGAAGGATTACAAACGGAAAGAGGCGTCCAACAAACCGCTTCCGAGCGTTCATATCCTCGCTGGACTGGGTGATGTGTATGGGTGGCAGGCTATCCGCGACGTGTTGGAAAACAATGTTGATCCCGACCTTATGATGAGACTGCTTCGTGAGGGGCGCCGTATCAAACGGCGGCGTCTGGCTGAACAATACCAAATGACGTTCAATTGCATCGCCGCCGCGCTATCCAAACATGGCGACCAGAGGATAACCAGTATCATCAATAATCTTATGAAGGACTTGTGATGGCAGACTCGACACTGACCCTAGACGCAGAAATCAACACTAGCGATTGGAACGCTGGCGTCAAGGATATTCAATCGGGTAGCCATCAGATTGAAGAGTCGGCGCGACAGGCTGATGGGGCGCTGGGTAACGCTGCCAAGTCGGCTGGCAAGTCTTCCAGCGGGTTCGGAAAGTTCGGTGTAGTCGCCGGTGCCGTTGGCGGTCTCGTATCCTCTGGGATCGGTATGGCTGTGGACGCCATCGGCAACCTTACTGACGATATTGTGGAGGCGTCCGATTCGGCGGACAAGTTCAAAAGCACGTTGAACTTTGCCGGACTGGATACCGGGACTATTGACGCTCTCACCGCCAGCACTCAGACTTACGCCGACCAGACCGTTTACAGCATCAGCGATATTCGCAACGTGACCGCGCAGCTTGCGGCGAACGGTGTACAAGGATTCGACAAACTGGCCGAAGCCGCTGGCAATTTGAACGCTGTAGCCGGTGGTAACGCGGAAACTTTCAGTTCGGTGGGTATGGTGCTTACGCAGACCGCTGGCGCAGGCAAGCTCACCACGGAGAACTGGAACCAGTTGGCCGACGCCATCCCCGGTGCATCCGGCAAACTTCAGGAAGCCATGCTGAAGAACGGGGCTTACACCGGGGACTTCCGCAAGGCGATGGAAAAAGGCGAGATCAGCGCGGATGAATTCAACCAAGCCATAATGAACTTGGGTATGACGGATGCCGCAAAGGAAGCCGCTACCAGCACCAGCACTATCGAAGGTGCGATGGGTAATCTGGAAGCGTCCGTGGTTGGCGTGGGTACGACGATTCTTGACCAGTTTAAAGGCCCGCTGACATCCGGCATTAGTATGTTGGCGCAAGGCATCAGTGGTCTTAGCGGCGTGTTTACGGGACTGGTGCAAACTATCGGCCCGACTCTCTCGCGGATCGGCACAACGTTCCAGACAGCGTTCCAACCGGTTGTAGGAGTCGTGCAGTCGCAGTTGCTTCCGGCGCTTCAGCCTCTCATGGGTGCTTTGCAGAATCTAGGCAATGCCATCATGCCTGTAATCATGGCCGCGATTCAGACCATTGCCCCCGTGTTGGCGACGGTAGTTAGCAACATCATGCAAACTATGAGCGTTATTGCGACTGCGGTAACACCGGTGATTAATAACATCGCTACGTTGATTCAAGCCGTGCTACCAGCCATCCAATCAGCGTTCCAAATCTGTGGCAGTTACATTCAAGGCGTCATCAACGCGGTGTTCCCATTCATTCAGACGGTTGTCACTTCGGTTATGAACGTTCTCAACGCGATAATCACCACCGTATTGGACGCGATTAACGGTGATTGGTCTGGGGTATGGAAGGGAATCAAGGATATCGTTTCCAGCGTCTGGGACGGTATCAAAAGTATCGTTTCTGGTGCCATTAATGCAGTGTTGGGCGTTATCTCAAGCGTGTTAAACAGTATCAGAGGTGTTTTCGGCAGTGTGTGGAACGGTATCAGGGGAGCGGTAAGCGGCGCATGGAGTGGTATCACCAGTGCTGTCAGCAGTGGCGTTAGTTCCATGATGAGCTTCATCACCAGCATCCCGAGCCGTATCATGGGCGTGTTCAGCGGAGCCGGATCATGGCTTCTCAGCGCTGGCAAGAACATTATTCAAGGTCTGGTTAACGGCATTAAGAACGCCATCGGCGGTGCCATCTCAGCAGTCAAGGACGCTGTTGGCGGTATCATCGACGGCGCCAAAAGCCTGCTGGGCATCCACTCCCCGTCGAAGGTGTTCGACCGTGAAATCGGTCGGATGATTCCTGCTGGTCTTGGCCGTGGCGTGACGGAGAACACGCGTGCGGCCACTCGTCCGGTGGAAAACATGGTGGACTCGCTTCTTCCTTCGTCCATCGTGGCGCCCATGCCTGTCATGTCTAGCCCGGTGCCCATGAACGCGACTAGTGTCCCGCGTGTGAACGCGCCTATCACGGTGAACGCTCTTGACCCGAACGCGGCGGCACGGGAAACCGTTAGGGTGATTAATTTCCATTACGTGTGACAAGCCGCGCGGGTAGACTGAGGGTATGGCTATCTTCACTCTTGACCCGCGCGACGTTCGTCTAACCCTGAACGGGTTCCCCTTGTATGGGACTGACCAGTACGGGTGCGAGTGGCACGTAACGTTTCAAAACGTTTCGGGCCTGTTCGACGGCGTTGGCTCGACCTTGCAGACCAAGGACAAAGCATGGTCGGACGGCTGGTTCAGCAATATTCCCGTGGCTCAGGGCCGCTCAATCGCCATTGAGGGTCATATCATTGGCAAATGCACGGAAAACTGCGTCAACGCTTGGGACGCCTTCAAACGGTCGTTTAACATCACCAGTCAGTCGCTTGTAGTGCAACTGGGGGACATCAGCCGTCAAGTGCAGGTCATGCAATCGTCTTCAGCTCCATTGGTGGAGTGGGCTGGCGTCAACATTCTCAAATTCAGTATTGGTTTGACCTCTTTGGACTCGTACCTTTACGATACGCAGTCGGTGAGCGGTAACACTGCTCTGCCAAACAGTCAGGGCGGTGTGACTTTCCCGTATCATTTCGAGGACATCGACACGCTCAATGGGTCTACGTGGGTGTGGTCTGAAACAACCGTGTCGGGTAGCGTGCGCCTCAATAACACGGGTAGTGCTCCAAGTCCGGTGACTATTCGCATCGATGGGCCTGTGGTCAACCCGCAGGTTGAGCATAGTCCGAGCGGGCATATCATGGCGTTTGACCTCAGTTTGGGTGAGGGGCATTACATTCTTATCAACGGTGACACGCATGAGATTCTTATCGATGGCACCGATCCGGCACGTGGCAGTGTGATCCAGCGTGAATGGAGTTACGCGGAAATCGGGGAGAATGTTTGGATGTTCAGCGCCGAGGACCCATCGGATAACGCGCGTATGACGGTCACGTTCAACCCGGCTTACATCTAAAGGAGGTAGCGCATGTCTTTTATCTCTAACCGGTTGCCGCAGTCGAACGGCTTGCACTCTGACACGGCGCGTGTATTGTGGCAGCGTTCCGGCTTACAGTTCTTGGCCGTTACGTTGGATGACGGTACGGTGATAGCCGAACTCCCAGACCTCCAACTGACTCACCTGACCTACCGTTTCGAGGAAACAACTAGCGAGACTGCCACGCTCCCGTGGCGCAATGCTCCCCGCAATTGGGATGAAGCAACCACCCCGTATCAGGCCGCCATACTTCTGGTGCGCGAATCCACCGTGTTGTGGGGCGGTATCGTGGTCAAACGAGAGCGGGTAATGCGCGGTGACGGTTTGACGTTGACATTGGCAACCGTAGAACACTATCTCGATAACGTGTATGTGCAGGATCATACGTACACTAATCGTGACCAATGCGAGATAGTGGAAGACCTCGTGACCACCACGCTTGAAAACCATCGTTTCAATCTTGTTGTCGAAGCGTCACCGAGCAGCATCAAACGTGACCGCACGTATGAGGCCGAAAGCGACAAGACCCTGCTAAGCGTATTGCAGGAGCTCGCCAACGTTCTGAACGGGCCGGAATGGTGTACCTCGTGGCGTGCCATCAATGACGGTCATTATGAGCCTGTGATGACGGTAGCCGACCATATCGGTTCCACCACGCCAAGCACCACGTTCGATGAAAGCGTTATGACCACGTTCACCCTGTTGGAGGATTACACGAACGGGTATGGGGCTAACGCTGTCATGGCGGTGAGTACGGCTGACGCGGGCGACCGTCCCCAGTCCGATTGGATGATCGCAGACCAGCCCCACCGGCCTCGACTCGAATATGTGTTCCAACCGTCAACCAGCATCAAGAACAAGAGTACGTTGAACGAACATGCCAAGTCCTCGTTGTTGCAGATGCAGAACGGTACCCAGACCATCACTATGGGCTTGAGTCTGCTATCCGCTCCAATGGTGTACGAGGAGTGGAAGCCGGGCGACCTTATCGCATGGACTGTGAAGGAAGACGCCGAGCATTTCCCCGACTATAATCACGGTTCCGCCCGTATTATCGGGTATGAGATTGATTTTAGTCAGGCGTGGACTATCACGCCTACATTGCAACAGGAGGATGATAATGCCGAGCAAATTCAAGTTCAGTCTAGATAGCGCTGACGCTACAGCCCGCCAGTTCTCGGACATTAAACGCCAATTGCAGGAGTTGCCGCCGAGCATCGTCAACAGCGTTAAGCCTATGGTCGATCAGATCACTGAAATGCTTGATCAGATCACTCAAATGGTCAAGGAAGTGCAGACGTTGACGAACAATCTTGACCAGCGGGTGCAGGAAAGCATCACCCGCAACAGTTACACCCGTTCCGAGATTGACGCTAAAACACGGGAATGGAACTGGGGGGTATTGACTCCGAACCGTGGTGGTACTGGTACCGGCAACGCCTACAACAACTTGTTTACGTCCGGCCAATGGCGCACCGCATGGATATTGTCCGACGGCACTATGGGCACGGCGCAGTCGATTCGTGCGGTGAAAACCGATATCGTTGACGCCGACGATTACATTCCTGTTGAGGCTCTCCGCAAGGTGAAGTGGTGTGTATATCGGATGAAGGATGACAAGAACCTGAACCTTGATGATTCGCAGCCGCTGGTAGGCATGATAGCCGACGATTTGGATGAGAACGGTTTAGGTTTCTTCTGCGAATATGATGCAGATGGCAGTCTGGTGGGCATTAATTATCCGATGTTGAGTGTGGCGGCGCTTCGACTTGCTCAACAGGTTGCGGATGAATTGGACGCGCTCAAAGCTAAGGTTGATGCTCTATCCACTGACAAAGATAAAATAGGTGTAGACGATTCGGAGGAATGATTATGGCTATCATCATGCACCCGCTTACCGCGAAAAACGGTACCCCGACGTATACTGCGGACGATTACCGTCACGCCATCAACCCTCTATCAGTTCCGTCTGATGGTAGCGCGTTCAACGGGTTGTCTGGTATCCGTTACGGTTCCCCGAGTCCTCTGGTCACGGTGAACGGTCTGACCGTTACGGTCAAACCTCATTGCGGTACCATCAGCCCGTGGGATGGTTTGGGCGCGTACACTTACGCCATTACCACCAATACGATCGTGAACCTCGCAAATTCCACCAATAGTTACAAGATTGCGGTTACTGTGGAAGACCCCTCGCAGTCGCATGGTACGACTCCGCGCGGAAAGATAGAAGTGTTCCCTGCTGGCACTCCTGACTCGAATATCAACGGTCTGGTAATCGCCGAGGTTAACGCCGGTGTCGCGTCCGATGTGGCTCCGATGATTCGTAACAGCGCTATCCTGATGGCGCGTGATCTTGACCAGCTTAACACTATTGACGCGGTGGACGGGCAGGAGGCTGTGACGATGGCCGATAATGCCCATTATGTCAGAAACGATGGGGCGTGGGAGGCTCCGCAGCTGTTTGACTCGTCGGACACGTTCAAAGCCAACGGATATACGAATTCTAACAGTTTGTATGAATTTACGTTCTCATCCCGCGTTACATCGTTCGGAAGCACTCAAAACGTGGAATTGGCGAAATTCGGAGACATAAACTGCTGCCATATTCTGCACGGTGGGTGGTATATGCTTAGTGCATTCCTTAATGTCAAGTATGAGTATACAGACACGCCTACGGTGTGGTTCCGACGGTTCTCCGGAAACACTTGGTCCAAGTATATCGACACTCATGTTTCGTTCTCAAAGAATAACTGGGCTTCATATACGTCGTTCGGTATTCCGAACGTGGTCTACAATATCCCGGATGACACTGCTATATCGTTGGGTCTTGGGGATAATCCCGTTTCGATTGTCGGCGGTTCTACGGAGTTCACCGTAACCCGGATTAACTGGGGCCTGTAATCTCGTTATAGAGGCGTACCGCCAATTGCCGTTCTTCACATGATAAACGACATACTCCCATATCCCATGAGCATTATCATCATTGTCTAAGATAGAGATCATGACTGATATTCTCACGGCAATCATCGGCGTAGGCGGCGTAGCCCTCGGAGGACTCATAACATGGGTAGCCAACCGTAGGTCAGACCTGACTAGCGCGTATCAGGCGCTAGTTTCCGCCCAAGGGGATATGAAACGGCAGATCGACGCACAAGACCAGAAGATAAACGCGCTAATCAAGAACCGGGATGAGTTGCAATACACCATCGATCTTGAGACGGGCTATATTCGCGCGTTGGGCCACTGGCTATCAAAATTCTGCGAGATCATCGAGCCTGAATTTTTGGAGAATCATCCTAAACCGTCGTTGCCTGATGATCTACGCGAACGGATTGCATCGCTTGAGGAACTGGCTGGAGATAATGATTAGCCGAGCCTAATACGCATTATCGGTAATAATAATCTCGATTCGTTCGATGCTAAGATGATCCTATGAGACGTTTCAAACGGTGTGTGATTCTTGTATTCTCGCTCGCCGTCGTCTCGTTGATAGGCCACGTCCTGATAACGGCCTACGCCGTTTTATGCATGGTGTGGCTGTTCTTCTACACGATCAGCTTATAGGAGGAGTTTCGATGGCTTTGAATGGTATCGACATCAGTAATTGGCAGGCTGGAATCGACCTGTCTGTTGTGCCGTGTGATTTCGTCATCAGCAAAGCGACTGAGGGATGCTGGTACGTGTCAGCGGATTGCGCCCGGCAAGTGGAGCAGGCGTTGAGTCTGGGAAAGTGCGTGGGCGTATACCATTACGCCAACGGCGGTAACGCCGTTTCCGAGGCTGACTTTTTCGTGAACAATTGCGCGAATTGGGTCGGCAAGGTCGTATGGTGCTTGGACTGGGAGCAACAGGGTAACGGACTATTCGGGTCTGGCGCGCCTGCTCAACAGTGGATCAGGGTGTTCTGTGACCGCGTGTACGAGCGTACAGGCTCCCAGCCTATCGTCTACACGGGCGCGTCCATGCTTAACGACGTTCAGAATATTGGTGATCGTGGATTGTGGGTAGCTCAGTATGCGAATATGGACGTTACTGGGTATCAGGATACGCCGTGGAACGAGGGCGCGTATGCGTGTGCTATACGCCAGTATTCTGGCAATGGTCGTTTGCCCGGATATTCAGGCAGTCTTGACCTTGACAAGTTCTACGGTGATGTGACCGCTTGGAACGCGTATAAGGCGGGTCATTCGAGTGTGACCAACGTGCCGACCCCTTCCGCTCCTGCCCCGTCTACTCCAGCGTCTGACACGTACACCGTGCGTTCCGGTGACACGTTGAGCGGTATTGCGTCGATGTATGGGACTAGCTGGCAGGTGCTGGCGCAGATCAATAATCTGTCTGACCCGAATCTGATTTATCCGGGTCAGGTGTTGAAGATCAATGGTACTGCCAATACGGTTCAGCCCGGTAACGACACGTATACGGTGCAGTCGGGGGACACGTTGAGCGGTATCGCCGCCAAGTACGGGACTTCGTGGCAGACTCTCCAGCAGCTTAACGGCCTTGCCGACCCGAATCTGATTTATCCCGGTCAGGTGCTGAAACTGCCGGGCGGCGCACCGTCACCGTCCGTTACAACGTACACTATCCAGCCCGGTGACACGTTGAGCGGTATCGCCGCCCAGTATGGCACCAGTGTCTCCAATCTGGCGGCATTGAACGGTATCGCCAACCCTGACATGATCTACGCTGGTCAGACTATCCGCATCAAGTAGACTATCCGATAGGAGGTTTGTTATGAGTATTGATACTGGTGAACCGGTCAAGGACACCGTGATTACCAACGAGGTTCCGGACGGTAATGATGATTACGTGCCGACGTTCAACGCCGCGACTCGCAAGTGGGCGTATCTTGTTTCCGGTCTGGTCGGTATCGCCGGTGCGGTGCTGAGTTTCGTGAGCGCCGTGCCGGACGTGCCGTCATGGGTGGCCGTGATGGGTGGCGCTTGCGCTCTGGTCGGCTCCGGCGTGGCTGGCATGTTCGGCGTCCACTACGCAGGCATCTCCAAGTGATACACTGGTGTTGCTCCTTTCGAGCGATGGTGTGATGACCGAATGAATTAGCCCGGCACTGGTCTTGATGACTGGCGCCGGGCTATTCTTTGCTTAGTTGCTTAAGAGTAATTTTCGTTTTCGGTATTCGCTGAACACTGGAACGTTTTCTGGGTGATCGTTGTAGGCGCTGACCAGCCAACCGTTTTCGTATGATTCCTTTGGGTGGGCGTGTATACGCCCGTGACATCCCATCGTACCCGAGCCACACACGGTAATCAGGTTGCCGGGTAGGTTCAGTCCTTTCCAAGCGTGGGATCGCATACGCCTATGATGCAGGTTGAACGCTGAGGCGCTCAACGTTTTCCCGCAGATGAAACATCTGCCGTGGTCACGGTGGAATACGGCCATACGTGTTTCGATATCGGGGTCTGTCTTGCTCACTCGAATACCCCCGCGCAGTGGAAGAAGTACATGGTTATTGGGGCGACTACTTTGAAGAAATATTGTTTATCGGCGTCTGTCTTGCATTCATGAATGGATGTGAGCTTGACGCCCTCAACGCTGCTTAGGATGTCGTAGAGTTTGAGGAACGCCCCAGCGTCTTTAATCCCGATCTGGCCGAACGTGAGTTCCTGTCCTAGTCCTTGGGTGTCGATGATTCCCTGTGCTTGCGGGGCCTTCTGCAAGAGGTTGATGATCGAGGTCAGATAGTTGATGGTGTTCATTGTTGCTCCTTTGGTGTGATGATGATTGGGATTAATGGTGCAGACTTCTAGTCTTTCGCCAGAATGTCATAGCCGAGTTGTTTGGCTAGTCGCAACCGGTATTGTTTTTGTGGTTTGCGGCGTCCGTTTTCCCACATGGCGATGACGTTCTGGCCGGCTACGCCGATTCGTTCGGCTAGTTCCGCTTGTGAGTACCCGTGGCGTATCCGCCAGTATTTGATGCACTGGCCGATGGTTACGCTGTCGCTGATGGTCGTGTAGTCAACTGGGATGTTGCCGACGGTTTGCCGGGTGTAGAACTGGCCGGTCTGACTGTCTTGTTCCACGGTGACTTCTTGACCGTTGATTACTGTTTTGATTTTGTTTTGCTTGCGCATGTTTCACCTTCCTACGATGTGTGATATATAGATCATATCACATTGTTTCCGTTTCGTCAAACAGCTCACTAATGGCTTCACGCCCGGCGTCGGTCAACGCGAAACGCCAGCAATGACGGTGCCGACTGTTTACACCCTCCCTATCGACACGGCACACATGACCGGAACGCTCAAGCTCGATCATGCGCGTCCTCAATCCCTGCGGAGTATCGTCATATTTCGCTAAAACCGCCATACGTTCGATTTCCTCATGGGTAAGCGGACGCTTAGCCATCCAAAGAATCAACAGCACATGAACCTGTTGTTTGCTGAACATCACGCCACCGCCGTTTCAGCCGAGTGGCGGAGGAACGCGGCCACGCCACCGGCCACAATCCACCCGGCCACCCACTTGACTCCGAACCGTACCCCGTTGATCTTGGCTGCCATCGCCCACACCGGAAGCGACACCCACGGGCTAAGACACCAACCGCAATAGGCGAGTTCCCCGAGACTATCCGCGTAATCCTTGGCCCACGTTGGGAGCGAGCTGGAAAGGTTTTCGGTTTTTACGGTCAGCTTGCGACGGAGCATGGAGAACATATAGCCGGGGCCGGGCGAGAGCTGTACGACAGTGGTTACGTATCCCGCCGTGATTCCAGCTGAAAGCACGGCAGTCCACCAATTAGTCTTCATTGGTTTTCCTTTCCTCGTGGCGACGCCAACAGTAATACCGCTTGTTGTAGTCCGCGTACAGGCTTTCGTAGAGTTGTTTCGCCTCGCTGGCGGCTTCGGCGTAACCGGACCCGTGCTGTTGCAAGGCGTATCGAGCGGCACCGATCCAGATGGAGCAGCGCACGTGTTGATACCAACGGTCGAACAGTTTGCCGCACGCTTTGTCGTGCTTGTCGTCTCCGAGGAAGTCGGCCACGCTCTCCACCACGAACTTTCTCAGACTGTTCGCGGTGATATGGTTACTGTCGAACAGTTCCAGCACATCGTTGGCCAGAGTGTTATTCTTCATTGGGTTCCTCCTCTTCTTCGGGTTCGTCTTCGTCCGCTAGGTAATCGTCAAGGCTGATGTCTTGCGGCTGGAAGTAAAACAATCCGTCCAGCAAGATCATCGGGTAGCGCACGGTTATCCCTTGGTCTTTGGCGATGGCGCGTATGCCTCTGGCGGTGGGGCTCCCCGACGGCACGATACGGAGCCTACGCCCCATCTGTTGGGCGTACACGCGGCACGTCATCAGATAAACGGCGCTCTGCCGCTTGCATGTGGGGCATCCGTCGAATAGTGCGAACATGTCAGGGCTTTCCAGAATGGTTGCGGTCTTCATCAGAACGTCACCCCCAGAGCGTCGGCCAGCACATCGGAGATATGGAGTGTGGCCAACTGGCTATGCTTATGGTTATCGATCTGTTCGGTGATGTCCTTGCGGTACACGGGGATGACCTGATGGTGTGCGGCTCCGATCACGCGCGGGTCGAACATCGAGAAGAAGAGGACTTCCAGCGAATCGCATACGACGAAGTACTGGAGCACCTGTGCTTTGTATTGGTCGGGGATGAAGTCGAAACCGGTAGCTTTGCTGTCGAGCGTGTACTCGGGCAACACCTGTTCAATGACCTCGACCAGTTCAGGTTTGAGGTTGGCGATATGGGATCGCATGGCGTTCGTGTGCATCATCCACGGTACGACGGTCTGCAAATGGTAGGCTGAGCCGAGCGACTTGCATTCGATGGCCCACGTCGGCTTCTCAGTGTTCTCGTAGGCGTCTGGACTGCAAGCGATACGGTCATCGTCGTCACTCTCCCAGATACCGCAGTCGGTGACGCAATCGCTGTGGTTGAAGCCGAGTGTTTTGAGTGTGATCTGGATGTTTTCGGGTTCGAGACGGTGTCCGCGTTCCATTGGAGGTTCACCGTCCGCTGGTTCGGCCCACAGTTCCGCGAGGAACTTCCAGAAGTCCACGCCGACCTTGAGTCGCTTGTTCTTGGCTTCGGCGTCCACGATCTTATCGTCGTAGTTCTGGGCCTTCGTGTAATACTCGTTGGCTTTGTCTGGCGTTTTCGCCTTCTTTGCTTGTTCCAACGCCTTGTCTCGGTACTCTTTGAGTTTTTCTACGTCGGTTTGGGTGTAGTGTTTCAAGGCGAGTTCGCCGCTTTTGGTGCCGGTGATACGGCCTACTCGTTCGTCGAGCCATGCTTCGGTTTCGGTGGCTTGCGATATATTGATGATCTTCATTGATGTTGTTCTTTCGGTTGGGTGTGGGCGGGTGACGAGTCCCGCCCACAGGTCTTCACTGCTGGGAATATGAGGTGTGTTTGCTGGTGATGGTTTGTGTTCGACTCCTTCGGTCATATATCAAGCACCATGCCTGATATATATAATAT